TTATTATGTGCCCCTTATTAATTCATATCCTTCATTGTACTATAAAATGGCTCAAAAACAAAGACAGACTATAGACATAATATCTATAATCTGTCCCTATAAAGAACGCAATATTTCTACTGTGGCTATATCCTTGATTTCACTGCACAATGTACGTAAACTACATTGCCCTTGCGCTCTATATCTTCTATTTCTATATGTCGTGAAGGCTCTTTTTCATCAACAGTATTAATCCAATTTATGAGTCGCTCCGTACTACCTAATAATGTTAATTCTAGTATGCCTTCATGCTCATCAGTACTGACAATCATTAATGGTTCTCCTTGTAAGGAATCAAAGATACTGGTATGGCTAGTATGAGGATTCTTGTTCTCTCTGAAAGTTTCTAATAGTTTAGCTTCCTTAGATACGATATAATCCGACTTCGCATTCATTTTTATAACAAAAGTCTCTTGCTGTTCTTGTAGGTAACTAGCTTTTTGACTCAAATGTACATACCCATATACAGAAAGGCTAGTTACTATTCCCCACAGGACTACGGTCATTAGAATCTTGTTGATTGGTTGAGTGGTGCTCTCTCTTAGATCCGTCCATATGGAATGTATAAATCCCTTTATCTGCTTTAACTGTTCCATGACACTCCATTCCCGATAATCTCTGTTGCAAAATAGCTATAAACTTGCGACATGCTTCATCGCTGGCACCGATACCATCAATATTTATATGACCATTCTTTATACTTAGACGCTGTAAACTAATATGTTGGTCCATAGCCGTATCAAGAATATATAGGACTATACTATTTTGATACATATTAACTTTATTACTATCAGATGTATTCTTGAGAATTTTACGTTTAATAGCCATTAACTCACTATATGTTTGCTCAACCATCTGATACTGAGCATTTGTTTGTAAGTTTTGATACTCTACCTTTTGCCGATCATATATACCGTAACTAGTCCAGCACATATATATAGACACTAAGCCTACCATAAAATATATAAGACTTATGCCATACAAATAGTACCGATATGTATGCCATAGACTATGCCATCGTAAAGAACGAGGCATTAAATTTATACATTTATCCTTACCATCCCAAGCCAATCCACTTAAGCCCCCTTGCGGCCATACCAATAGCCATATCCCAATCTAACTGTCCTTTTTTGCAACGATTGCGACCACGCCCTAAGAACAATAACGGAATATATTCGTTTTCACCGTATATAGAAATTATTTCTTCCATATCATTCCGCTCTTCATCAGATAAGTCATCTAAACCATACATGCGTATACCTTGAATTTCATGGATACCAAATGTTTGCAATTTAGCTTCTAACTTCTCCATTGCTTCCGATACATCACTACCGGTAATAGGAACAATGCATTCCTCAATACATATATCATTCCACCATAACCATAGATGCATAGCCCCTTCTTCAACTACACCCGTTACCGTCCCACTACGCCGCATCAAGCAGTAACAAATAGGAATAGGCCAAAAATCGATAACATCTACTGGTGCATACGTATCTCGTATGCCTTGTTTTAACAGTTCAAGTGAATGACGATCTACGGCTACCATAAACATATGATAACTATGTCTAGGGTATTCCCGACGACACGCATCCATTTGGAAACTATCTCCATCAAAGTTAAAGTAATCCTCTACGTTCCATTTTATAAATTCCTTCATATCAAAATCGTGAGGATCATAAGGTGCTACACGCATTTGCGTATCTATATTAGCTACAATGCTATAGGCCCCTTCATCTAAATCATAGGTTTCAATAAACCTAGTAACGTCTTCATCAATAGGTCCACTCCGTTTCATCTCTAATGCATCGGTAATGACCATTGTTTTATTTTCAATATGAGCAGTAACACATACAATACGCTCATCCGTAATACAAACACCAGAATGAATTTTCTTTTTCCGTTTCATAGCCTCACCTCAATAAGGTTTTACCTTTACCACATGCATACGCTTATCTTGATCTACTGTGACATACATATGAACGCGGCTCACTATTTCCCGATTTTTTAATCTACCATAACTCATAACATGACGAGGATTATCTATCGAACGATCCGGTTCAATCGTAATCTCCACATCCCCCTCATCTATAACTATTAGCTTTTGTTGAAAGTCCCAAGTATTACCGGCCTTACAGTACCCTACAAACCAATGAGCTCCTCTTTGAGCTGCATAATGAGCCTCTTCTAAATGGAGTTCATCGACAGCATTGCTTTCACAAATTTGACTAATACGAAGCCCCATAAGGGCTAAGAGCAATAATAAGGACATCGTAAGTATAGCTACATATGTAATAAAGCCCGCATTATGGGCTCCTCCGTTCATGACTTGTCTCCTCATTATCTTTATACCAATCATAAATTGTACTTTGCCCTATAGCGACCTCATATAGAGTTAATCCACCATATCCGCTAGTATAGGTCTTATTATTAGTAAAGCGATTATTAATGTACCATCGCAGATGAACTGTTTTATTATTATCCAAACTAAAAGGGGGCTCCTGCGTATATCCTACATTACGCTTGTCTCTTGTTCCGATGATGCGACTACCACTTACGGGCTGCAGGCTACCATCGGTGAGCTTTCTGTAAAGAGCATGTCTTTGTATGGTCAAGGTCGTACGCTTTGTATCATGAATATATAAGCTTATATTCTTATCCTCTACGGTAACCTTAGCAGGATTCCATATCATTTGAGCTACAACCATACGCCGTGTATAACGACCATCCTCCATCATCGCTACGCTATCGAGTAATTTGGCATCCCACATAACCGCATAGAATACAATGCCTAAGAGCAAGGTAAGAACGATAATAGAAATAGTCATACTAATAAGTGTAGAGTACAATATAAAACCTTCATGATTACCTTTGCCATTCACCGTATTTCCTCCAAATCAACGGATAGTGAATAAACAACCGTTTCATTATCTATGGCATCTACCGTTAATCGTTGTAGTGAAATACCCTGTACTACTACGAGGTTCGCGTACATTTTATAAGTAATAGCCTCACTAGGGCTCATAATAAATTGTGAGTGATGTACGCCTGTTTGAAGTGTTCCCGTTTCATAATATGCTGCTTTACCTTCCTCCACATACGTTATAGTATCTTGCAATATATGGTCCCAATAATAAGCCTTATATATCGTTAGCGTCGCCATCCAGAACACAGATAATACAATAGGTAAAATAAACATAATAATAGCTGCTGAGATTAAAGCATCACCATACATAAACCCGTCAATGTACTTCTTCCCATCTGATACGCCCCGTTTGTACCGATACCCATATGCGATTTTTCTCACCACTTTCACGATCTGTTAGAACAATTTCTGTTCCGTCATAAGGCAAACCAAGAGCTGAAAAGGAAATAACAGTCATAGACCTTGTATTCTCAATATTAGGAGGCAATGATATATTTACCGTATGATGATTGGCATCCTCTTCAACAGTGTAACTATCCTTATTTAATATGAAGAGCATTCTACCTTTTCCATTAGACTTATGTCCAAGCATGGACCAAAGCTGGACCTTTTTTAGCATATACACCACCTCTTGAGTAGCTCCATTTAGGGTATACCGACTAGGTGTTGTCACAATGGGTAACGCAATAGATATGAGAAGTAATACTAAACTTATCGTAATCATCCACTCAGTTAGTAAGGAGCCTAACTGGCCATTTATAGGTTGTACCTTAGCCATTGGTATATTACCTCCATATATAGCCCTCCATGCAAGGCCCACCAACCTCCAAAGCATAGAAAGGGACCAAAGGGAATGTATCGATTACGATAGCCTGTTAGTAAGAGATAGAGAGAACCAACACAAAAAGCTACGTAAAAGAAACATACAATCTCCCATGGCGTAAGCCATGTGGCAATGGCAGAAAACCATTTCACATCGCCGAGTCCAAAGCCTTTATGACTAATTAGACGGAGTCCATATGTAATAGCCCCTACACTCATAACACTTAATAGTGTTATTAACATAGATTTATCGTTTATATAGCTATATATAATACCACCTAGTACTAGGGTTATAGCCCCTTCATCGGGCAATATATAGTAATGTATATCGATGGTAGCACCTGCTATGATGATGAGTGAAAACGCAGCATACAAAGCAATGTGAATAAAAGATATTGCCTTCGATGATAATAGAATAGGTAACACTACAGATGCTATATATACGATGAGTCCTATTACATAACTAGTCCCTTTCATACCTTGTCCTTCCATATATTAAGCACCTTTAATCGATGCCAATACTATGCCATCAATGTCTACGTGCCTAATAAACAATATATGTCGATTAAATTAAACACTATGTACCTAATAACACTATATGCCCATTAAATAATTCATACCTCACGATTAAGGTACACTAGGTGCTGTTACAACTACGGCTTTTGCAGTACCACCGCTAACAGCTTCATAGGTAATGGTATATTCTTTACCTTTTGCGGTCTTAACATGTTCAGTGAGATACCCTTCTTTGTAAAGGTTTTCAACTGTCGGTGGTGTATCAACGTTCTTGTCAATCATAAAAGGTTATATCTTATTAATTTATTTCAAATTTCAAAATACATCGTAATAATCAAAGTTTTATATCGTGGTTTAGTAAAACCAATAGCAGAAAATATCATATTTCAAAATCAGTTTTTGACGAATTTTTGACGGAAACAAAAAAGAGGGTAGCAATTTTGCTGCCCTCTTATTATTAGATATTATTTAAATCTTCTGCGGTTTCCTTTTTATACTCTTCTGATGGGTTCCATATTTCCATAAATAAATCGAAAATTCTTTGACTTCTGAATATTGCGGTTTGTTCACCCCAACCAGTTATATTTGAGGTTTCAGGAAGAACAGGAATATTATTCCAATCTAATGCACGTCTTAATCTTTTGTATCCATCTTCTTGTAGATCATTCATATCTACCACATCATCAATAGTATTGTTAGCACAAATATAATCATACAAATCTTTTACTGTCATTTTAATTTGTTCCATTCCGTACACCCTTTCCATTCCTTGTTTAGTAACCAACCATGTTCCTTTTGATTTTCTGCACTCATCTTTTGTAAATCTTGGTGGTGTGTTCCGTTGCCCTGAACACGCTTGTTTTACGGTAACAGGACTTACACCCCATCGTTCTGCAGCCTCTGCCGATGTCATTACATCTTCAAATTTCATGTAACCAACTCCTTATCTTTGATTACATTATACATCTAATTCGATGTAAGCACAAGGGGTAATTTTAAAATTTTACAAATAAAAAAGAGGGTAGCAATTACGCTACCCTCAATTTCATATACAACTGTTGTTGCAAGCCGTGCAACTCGGAGATAGATTAGATCACCATGCCTTTACTGTATAAAGTACACTACCACCTTTGAATTGTGTTCCCTCAAAATGCCCTAGCATTTCAACTCTACCGGCTTGATAGCCGATAGTTTCATATATTTTCTTGTCAATCACAGTAACACCAGCTTTTATTTTATGTTCTTTGTTTAGATTTATTTTATATACATCTACTTTCTGTTCATCAATATTAGCAACTACCGCAGTCCTATCAGATTTTTCTGTTGCTACTTTAGATACATTAGGGTTGCTATGTTCAATATCCTGTTTAACTTTTTCTGCAGCCTTTTCTACTGTAGGTGCTTGCGTGTAGTAAGTCGCTACTGGTTGAGTTCTTTCCTTAATGGAAATAACCTCTTTCGCTTGTTGTTCCGTTACATGAATTGCCTTGGCCAATTCCTTTGGAGATTTAGCTTGTTGTTGAGTTACCACAACAGGTTTTTCAATCTGCCTTTTATTGTACAGATGATAACACCCTACACAAAGGAATACAAACACTAATAGCGGAATTAGCACTTGTACGGTGCGTTTATGTGTTTTGATATAAGTTAGTATCTGACTAAGTATAAACACGCTCTTATACCCCCTCTACCTCTTCCATTAGCATTTTTAACGCTTTGAATTTCTCATCCGCAAATCGATTGTTTAGGCTTTCCCTTAATACGCTACTATTCCATTCAAGGCTCATGCACGTATCGTAGATACCAGCGATTAGGTCATAATCAAACCGCTTATCATCAATGTAGGATAGGTTTGGTAATTCAATACCTAATGCCTTTTCCATTAATTTCAATGCATCATTGAACATATTAACGATTTCACCAGTACCATATTGTACCGCTCTACTCCACACTACATCCTTTAATGCATTGGAATGTTTTTCCACATTAAACATATTCTGTCTTAGATACTCACACGCTACATCGTAGTAAGCACTTTTAATGTAGTCATGTTGCATCTGTTCAAAACCTACCGCATCAAGTGTACCTAACTCTTGCCATTTAGCAATAAAACCATCAGAATTGATTTCACCGCTATCAATCAATGCTCTTGCGTAGTCCGTGTAAAAACCACCTTGTTTTAAACCCCAACCAAGAAACGCATCAACGCTACCACAATTACTTGCTAGTTGATACGTACCATAAGATATACCGCCAGCATCATTGATGCCGCTCGATACACACGCTGGATCTCCATTACTTTCATATTCAGCACTCAACTGCCCTAATTCAGCCATTCTAATTACTCCTTTTCTTTGTCATTGCTGCCACCATTCATATATTGGGAACGCTTAACACCACCTGTAGCGCCAATATAACCGCCTAATACACCAACTATTACACTTGCCAAGTCTTTTTGTTCAAGATAAATAGTCATGATTAATGCAGTCGCTAGTGCTACTAAGGTTATAGTATCCTCATAATGTATCTTCATTTAATCGCATCCTTTATTGATTTAACGAACGCTATCAACTCTTTAACCAAACTCATCGCACGTTTAAACCACGCACTTTCCACAAATTCAAGTTCAATCATGTTCTCTACAATACTTGCTAACTCAACTAAGATAGGTACTAAGTACATTAATGTTGATAAGAATACATCAATTCTACCCAACATAGGAACATCTACATCAGGCAGTATCAATAAGATAAATGACAATAAGAAAAGCCAAGGATAAGATTTAACTAACTTCTTAGTCATATCTGCCCTTAGCTTTCCACTTACTAGAAATCTATGTATTTTGCCATTAATCTCGACTGGCGCCCAACCTCGCCATACCATAGCCAGAATAGTATTCTTGATTGTAATTTCTCTGTTTGTAGCTAGATTGTAGTTGCGTGCCTCGACTAAGACACGCAACAATGTATCAACAAAAACTAACACAACACTCGTAAATATAGCTAGTGATATTCGCACCGCCTCTACTACATTGAACCCCTCTACTATGAAAGGTGCTAATACAACCTCTATCATTTATTCTCCCCTAATTGCTAATTTTTACCCATTTACCATTGATGCCAAAATACACCTCTTCGCCGTTGTAACCAATCTGACCTGTAAACTGCGGTGCAGTTTGTTTCGTAGTATCTATAATAGAGTATACAAAATTGGCTATTGGTGATGATTTAGTAGCGATAAATTGTGTAATTTGTGGAAAGTTTGTATTTTTTGCTGGAATGATAGTGCCTGATGCTAACCCTTTAGGCATTGACTCTACATTCTTAACCGCCTTAAATACAATTGTTCCAGCCTCACTAGCAATGCTACTATCACCTTTATGTACGTTATTCTTTTCAATAAACGGTGTTTCAACCATAATATATCCACTCGTCAATACATATGCATGACTAGTGCTACAATGATTTTCCGTGCCAGTCAATAACACCATTCCACCAACAACTTGCAATGCAGCCCATCCACCAATAAAATTCACATCAGTTAATTTTAGATTGCTATCACCTTGTGTTTGTATCACTACATTATCACCACTTGTTACAACTGGATTTTTAACGCTATCTAATTTACATTTATCAAAAGTAACACCGCTATCATAGATTTGTACTTTACGATTATATGCACCACTAACACCAGTTAGAGTTACATTTTTAAAATAAATAGACCTGCATAACTCGATATTTAATGGTGGTAAATTAGCTTGACCACTACCATTTGTCATGAACATTACTTTATTATTTATGTTCTTTAAAGCTAGTTCTGTATGTGCCTTATCGATATCTCCCATATCATCTGGTCTTGTGTAATCGCCAGCACTCAATTTAACTGTTACTGCTGCATACTTTTCATTATTAATAAATCGTACCGCATCAGCTAAATGTGTAAACGGAGAATGTACATCACCAGTTTTTAACGCACCAGTATAATTTCTATCTACATAGATTTCTAAAGATGTTGCTTGTCCAGCAGTACCATCTCTCAACAATTCCCTGTTGTATTCAATATGTCCGTTGCCGTAGTAAGTAATTTTAGGTGAAACAATCTGATCGCCTAGCAAGTACAAATTACTACCGCCTTGTAAGAATGTAGCTTGATAGTTTTGTACATAAAGGTTGTCTTTTGCAAAACTACGTGTAGCCGTAACCATTACATCTCTAGGGTTTAATTTTCTATAACTCAAAGGTACTTGTGAAATTCCATGATGATTAGATTTCAAGTAATCAACGTTAACTGGGTTTCGCATTGCATTTCGTTCCATAGCGTTATAGTTACTATCGCCCTCAAATATTGCGGTGCGGTTTAGATAATTAATCTCTAAACATGCGGATACGTTGTTGTAATCATCGTTGTTGATGGAGCGATAATAGTTGTAATCATCATCACTACAGTTATAGAACGTAATAGATGCACCATTAAAGTTGATTGTTTGTGGAGTAATAGTTTCTACAGGAACATTTTTAGAAGTACATTCATCTTTAATTCCATTCGCAATATTTTTCAAAACCTCTGCGGTCATTCCGTATCTACCCTCAACTGCGGTCTTCTCCGCATCAGGTAAATACATTTTAGCAATCTTGCCACGCTTGATAAGTTCTGCAAAGTTTCCGATGTGGTCGCTATGGTAATGCGATACAAATCCAAACTCAAACTTATCAATGTTATTGTCTGTCATGCATTTAAGAATGGAATTTAAGTTAGCATCTGTTTTCGGCAAGCTATCAATGATAAACCACTTACCATCTACGCTAATAAATGAACAATCACCACATTCTGTAGCACCATCTGCAAATAGTGGATGTGTGATTACCATTTTTTTATTCGCATCATTAGATACAGAACCTACATCACCTTTCTTAACAAATGCATCGTCAATTTGTTTCTTGTTGTAGATTGCAGTTCCATAGTGTTTTGTAGTTAATACTGTATAACTATCTGTGCCATCATAATACTTAAACTCTTTACCTTTCATGAATACATTAACAGATGCATCACCAAATTCTATACCATCATTGGTGGATACTTTAACCAAACCAACACCATGACCATCAGTCTTGAACCCCTCAATCAAGGTATTGTTAGACATTTTAATTGCACCAGTTACGTTACCACCAGTTAATTTTAGATAATCAAGGCTAGTTAGTTTTTGCGTGTTGATAGAGTTTTCATATTCACGGCTTGGATCACCAACATAAATATCTACTTTATGTCTTTTGTTTGGTTGCATTGTCAGAACCGCAAAATAGAATTTGCCATTGTAATATGCAATGTCTTCAATTTCTGTTTTAGGGTTAATCTCGATAATCTGTTTTACCGTGCCAAATGGAGTACATTCTACAAGGCTACCCAATGTAGCACTCATGATACATCCATTCAGCATGAAAGCACCATTGTTATTGAAATCATCGTATTGGTAGTCAACTTGATATGATTTCATTTTCACAAAATCGTCATTGTACAAGTTAATCTGACGAACACGTTTATTTCCACTAATCGGTACGATGCTTACATATGTTCTTGTGATATGGTCATAGGCAATATTAAATACACGTTCATTCAATGTGATAGTGCGTTCATATTGCATTGTGTCTGCGTTAAGTACGGTTAGGTTATTTCCGTTCTTTAACCCATTGGCTAAATATATCTTGTTAGTATTTTTGTTGTAGCACATTGTATTACAATGTCCCATTTTGTCTTGGTCATTGTATTTATATGTACCAACGATTTCCAATGTGTCAGCGTTCAATTCGTACAAAATTTGTGTTGTACCATCGCCGTTGATACAAGCTAATACGAACACATTCTTTTTATCGTTATAGGTGAACCCTTGGCATTGGTTGACCTCTTCGCCATATTGAATGTTCTTCGCAAAAGCAATATTAGATGCACCTTTAAGCATTGGTGTTTCTGTTGGGTAGAATGGCTTAATGTTGGAGTATGTACCCATATCCATTACAGAACCTACTGTATTGAATGTGATGTGTTCATTCAACTTATAAATACCAGTAGGTACAAACAAGATTTTGTTTTCTAAGTTATTGTTAGCTTTCTTAAATGCTGCGGTATCATCAGCCACACCATCACCAACCGCTCCAAAATCTTTTACAGATACGATGCCTGTTAAACTATCTTTAGTTTGATACTTCGCATCCGCATCAGCTTTTGTAACTAACCCTTTTGCATTAGGGTATGATACTTGTTCTGCTTTATCAGCAGCAGTTTCCGCACGTTCCGCCAATGCTTTGATTTCTGCGCTTAACTGACTGATAGCATCTAAATCAGTAGATACCTTATCAGTTTTAGCCTCGATAGTTGCTACTGCTTTTAATGCATCTTCTGCAGCTTTCACAGAACGCTCAACAATCAATTTCACTAAATCATCTGGGTTTTCATCGCTATGTGGTCTTACTTTTAGACTTCGGTTTAGTTCCGCTTTCATTTCTTGCAAGATCATAATGATTTTGTCTGTTGAGTGTTCGATATTCTCGAATGGGTACTCATCTGGTAAATCAGTATCTTGTGAAATCGGTGTTACACGTTCAAGGATAACTTTCTTACCACTCGCCAATGCATCGCCATCATTCGGATAAATAATAGCCTTATCCATTTCATCATATGCGATGTTGTGTGTTTGTACTTCCTCTGTGCCGTCTAGGTCAACAACAGTTAGTCGAATATCCTCGATTTGTACAAAATCGTAAGGAAAGATAAAACGCTTGTTTACCCCATCACATTGATAAGTTACAGATGGTCTAAGTACTTCTGGTGTCAATTTAACATCCCCTTTCAGTTGTATATAAATAGGACTACCCATTTGGATAGTCCTTATTTATCAATGTTTCTTTTTATCTTTTTTAGTTTTTAATCTGCGGTCAAATACAATAGCCATGATTGCATCTTCTAGTTTTGCATCGGTATCGGTGAACGCATATTTAGCTAATGTCCATAGTCCATCGGTTACAGTATCACTAAAACCAGTTGCCCTGTTCGCTAATTGACTAAGACTTCTACCTAAATCAACACCATCTTTCTTGTCTGACATAATAGCGTTTCCAACATCGTAGAATTTTTCTGCAATGCTTGTAGCTAATACTGTATTCCCTTTGTTATAAGGTCTCTCTCCCAATATAAACTTCATAGCCATATTGGTTATATCCCTAACTAACGGAATACCCATAGTACCTTGTGCGACTAATTCTTCAATAAATGACTTAGCTAAATCTTCTGGTTTGTCATCATCACCATTCGTCATAGCTTTGTAAGCCATCATACCTACTGCTTGTGAAATCAATGTCCACCATAGCATTTTAACGAACCTTGCGTAATCACCTGTATCTTTCCGTGCGTAGTTACCCTCCGTAATAATGTTATAAAGCGTATTAGCGTAGGAATAGAATGGTACGAACATTTGCATAACAGAACTTCTAGCACGTTGAATAGCAGCAGCATCTTTAGTATCACCACTACCAAATATATCTCTGACTGCTCTATCGCCAGCCTCGATAGATTGTTGTTCTATCCATTCAGGGCTTACACCCTCTTTACCAATTAGTTCCGCTTGCTTTTGATCATACGCAAACTTCCATACAGGAATAGACAATGCAAAGTCTGTTTCTGTAAGTAATCTAAACCCCATTTGGTTTATATCATCTCGAATATCTGCTAGTTGTTCTGCTTTATAATTAGCAATATTAGTATCGTTAATACGAATACCTTTACCGCCAATAGATAAGCCTTGTTTCAAGTCTTTATCCAAAGTTTGAACACGATCACGCATGAAGATTGATTGCGCTAACACAAAATCTCTAGTGTTGTTATACGTAGTAGTTCCGTGTCCATAAAACCCTATACCAGCATGATTGATAGCTCTAATCGTATTTCCTACACCAATACGATAAAACGCTACTGGTAAGTTCAACGCATTTTGTAAAGCTACTGACACTCTACCAGCCATGACTGCGGTTGATGTATTTTTCTTTAGTGTAAGTACTAATCTATCAAACGCACTAACCTTTGCTGGTTCATCCTGCCAATTATCACGAACCCAAGTGCGTAAGAATTGGTAGGTATCAGCACCAAATTTATCTACGATGTAGTTTTGTAGTTCTCTATTACTGATTAGTTTATTAACATCTGTTACCGCCTTACGCATTGTAACGTGGTTAATAGCCTCTGTGATAGCGTTAGGAATAACATCAAAGTCTAATAACAATGATTTATCCTTAACTACATCTAAACGTGATTTGGTAGCACTCATGCCAGTTCCCCATACTGCATTACTACTAACCATAGTTTTTGCAATATCTTCAACTTGATTGTCGCTTACGGATGCATTGACTTTAGGGTTATAAACAATAGGGAAATATTGCCCCTCAATGTTTCTACCACCGATAGTGAATGATAACCCCTCTACTTTCTTCAATGGGTTTCCGTACAGTTCCTCTTGTACTCGACTGCGTTCTTCATAAAATGAATTGATATGATCCCATGTACGAATAACAAACTCCCAGTCCTTATCAGTCATGTGTTCTTGGAAAGCACGTTCAATTTCAACCTCATTTGCTTTTGTAGTTTCCATTACACGTTGTCTGTTGCTTTCCGTACCCCAGTTAAGGGCAATCATGATAAGTTGCTCTTTTGTTAAACCGTGTAACTCTCCAACTGTGTATAGATGGTCATTACGCATATCAAACAATTCACGCTTGGAATATATTCCTACATCTTTTGCCAATCTACGCATAGATACTTCTTTACGCTCGTTGAACGCTTGCGTTGCTCGATTAATTGGGTCATAGATATATTTAACTGCGAACCCATTTTTACCGCCACCCATTCTACGTAAGAATGTTTCAACTTTAAGCAATGCTAAATGGAAGCCATACAACTTACCACTTACCGCATCCATCTTGGTTTGGTTATTGAGTTTGTTAAATACATCACCCTCTGCATTACCAAATGTTTCTGTAGCCTCGCCAATGATTTCTTGTACTGCATTTTCAAATGATACGCTATCTTCAGCATCATTTAAGATTGTTGTACCCTCATACTCATTTCTGCCGTTTTTGTACATACCAGTCATGAGTTCTTCTAGCGTTTCCAACTCATTCATCGTGATAGAACGGAATGGTTTAGGTGTTTTAGAGTAGAACATCTCAACTATCCAAGGTTCTAATTGAACCATAGATTGTTGGTTAAGAATACCAACATCAGGATCTAGTGCAGCTAACACACTATTCATATCAAAACCATCAACAGGTTGTAAGCCGTCATACTTAGTTAAACCCATTTGGTATGCCATATGGGAATAGAAATAACGCATATTAGGTTCAATAGCAATAGGGTTTTTAGGTCTAGTCATGCGTTGTAATTGTTGTTTCAATTTCAATCGCATTTTTTTGGACTTATCAAAGTTTTCAAACGCTACTCTTGCCCTTGCTTGTTGTAGCATCTGTTCACGTTTAAAGCCTAGTGCCTTATAAACATCACCTACCGCCAATGCTCTATCTGCTTTCTTACCAGCAGTAACCGCTTTATTTTGATATGTTTTAAACTGTACAGCATTAGAAATAGGCAATGCACCTAACTCTTTTCTTGCTCGTTCCATGTAATCGGAAATTGTACCAAGTCCAGCACCACGAATAGAACGTACATTGTTGATGCGGTTATTTAACATATCTTGTAAGCGTTTGATACGTTCTTCTGCTTTTTCTAGTTGTTTAGTAGTATCAGTCAATGCAGCATCTACTTTTTTCTTATCAGATTGCAACTCATCGTATTTAGTAGGTTTTACCTCTTTTTCGATTTCGTCTAATTCTGTATCGATGTTTTCTGCATTAGTATCTAGCTTACGAATGCGTTCTAATAATGCCCAGTTCTTCGCCAATTCACGATTAGTAGATTGTTGGATAATCTTACTTTCTTCTTCTGTCAATTTCATTTGACCTTGTGTACTAAGTAATATTTCCTCTGCTATCTGTTCGTTGGTTTTACCTACATTGTTATCTTTCATAAACTCTGCTTTCGCATTGTCCATTTCTTGATTGATAGCATCGTTAAATGTAGCGCCAGTTTGTTCTACTTCCGCTTTCTCTAACTCTTCAACAGATTTGTATTGAGTATCTTTTAAAGCGCTTTCACCAAACACATTGTATCGTTGATGCTCTTTATAGATAGGATATTGCTCAATCAATCGTTTCTCGATTTCGATTTGTATTGCATCCTTTTCTGCTTCCCATTCCTTGATAGGTCTATTATCAAGTTCTTTCATGAGTTTTCGCATCACACGTTCTTTTGCTTTTTCTTTTACATCTGCAATGTAAGATTGCATACGTGCTTGGTCTTGCTCTGATAATTGCTTATAGAGTTCGGTTTTCTCAAACTGTTCTAACTGTTGTTGTTCTGCGTATGCCTCTATATCTTCTTGTGTTGCAATCATACGTGCCATAACATCTTTAATATCAGATGGTACTTCACCACCTAATCGTTGAACACTACGATAAATGTATGTTAGCCATTTGGAGAATTGACGGAATACTCTTTGCAATGCACTTGTTGGTGCTTCACCACTTCGCAAGTAGCTTTCCCAACCTCGTGCAAATTTCTCATGTGCTTTCGTATTGTCTACGTTTTCACCATCAACCCAACCGCTCCACTCTTTCAACTTGTTCCAATCTGTTACAAGTTGCTCAGGTGCGTTTTCCATAGATGCTAATTTTTGTATATCATCAAAGAAAACATGACCCATCTCATGTAAGAATGTACTTCTATCAGCAGTTTTGAAAATGCTGATGATGCGCTTACCATCTTTCATGATGTCTGTCATGCCATTAACGGTTTGATAGTACTGATAGTTATATTTTTTGCGTAGCTTGTCTAAATCTTTTTCGTTTGGTATACTATTATTAATAATAAACTGTTTAGTAACCGGTTGGGCCATTTGTTGCCTGCTACCCGTTACTAGACGGTTTATTTTTTTTGTATTCGCATATAACAAGTTGCCATTTGCGATTTGTTGATTATACCAATTGATATTATGTCTTGGAGTAATGGTTTTAATTTTATTTATATTTGTTCCATTAGCAGTTTTGGTAAATGTAACTACAACTTGGATATTCTCACCGTTTGCATTTATATTTGGGTCGCCGTTTTTAGCGTACATATCTAATACAAGGATTGCTTCATTAGGAACTGCTTTTTGTGAACGACCATTATAATTCTTAAATACAGCAACTGGATTAGCTATTTTTTTGGGTAATAATTTAATGTCATCAATTGATATTTGATTAGCATGTTTCCCAGTAATTACTTTATGAATTATGCTTGGATCAATCATGACAGCACCATCGAATCCTAACATTTGTAATACGAGTGGAGAATCCATTACTTTAACAGTTCGATTAATTTGTTTTCCGCTCAATTGATGATCAACAACTTGCCCCCAATTCTTTATAACTGACGCCATTTTTTGTTGCATTATTACAGATTGTGCATAGCCATCTTCACCATTAAAGATAGCATTCATGTTGATACGCACGCTATCACGCAAATAGTCCATAGCGGTATAACCGCCTTTACCCATTTGTCGCATATATTGTGCCATTATATCAGCGTGTTGTGCCATCAATAATGCATTTGCTTTTGCAGTTTCACGTTGTTTTCTATTTGTGCTTTCACTAATAGCTTTAACTACTTCGTTATACACATCATATCCGCTTTTTGACAACTGCATTCGTAACGCTATGTCATTGTTCGCCAATTCAAAGACTTTATCTTTCATAGCCTCTAAACTTTCGATTTGCATTAACATATGTTCCATATCAGCATAATGTGCATCAGATTGTGCTAGTGCATCAGTATTACCATCAAGGCTTGCAGTTGTAGTTGCTCGGCTATACTCATATGCTGCTCGTCTACGTTCTGCGTTTGTACGTGGTGCTTTACCGCCATTATTAGCTTTATAATCAGTTAGCCATTGTGGTTCAATACCAGTACTTACCGCATCATTGATAGATTTATCTGCATTGTCAAAATCACTAGCATAGTTTTCTCTATACTGTTCTTTTAACGTATGTAATAAGTTATTGAAATTACGTTTAATGTTTGTAGGGTCAGATAGTACCTCATTAAGTACTTCACGATCTATATCACTTGCACCCTCAAATTCATTACGAATAATATCATCCTTGATACGTTCCGCACGTTTAGATGTATCGTCTTTCAATACAGATTTAGCTACATCTACTTCTTGTTTTGCACGTTCTAGTGTGGCTAATGACATACCACCTCTAGTAAAGTAAGAGGTTTGTTTTAAAGCCTCTACTGTTTCATCTGATAGGTTCATAGATACTTGGGCGTAGCTACCAATAGGAATTTCAACAGGCGCATCTGCCTCAATAGCTGCTTTGACTTCCTCTTGTGTAACCAAGCCATTATCGACCATATCACGAATTGCAAGTTGTCCGTTTTCAGTTTGTACTAATTCCGCTACATCTACATATTGAGTTGATACACCAATCTTATCGCCCTGTGCTTGTACGATTTTTCCGTATAGTTCAGGGTTTTCTTTTGCGATTTTATTGGTAGTACTATCTTTACGAACATTATCCATAATGACTGTGCCATTGCGGTTTTGTTCTGCTATGATAGCTGCTTGTTGTTGCTCTGGTGTTAGCTTTTGAAAATCACGGAATGCTTTAGCAGTACGTACACCACCTACTGCACCACCGATAGCACCAAACCCTATTACCGCTGGCAATGCTTGTTTCATTGCATCTAGCGAACCTATAGCAATATCACCTACGCTATAATAACCCTCTAAGTCATTATCCTTGCGTGTTAGGTTGTGTTGCACCTTTTCGTTGATGTCTTGCAAACCCTCTTCAAATAGTTCAGGTACACCAGCTTTAATAGAGTTCTTAGCCATCTGTGCAACAGTTGTTCCAATGCCTCTATCAAATGTAGCTGCAACATCAGTAGTGCCATTTGTAACTACTTTTGCTAATGCTGATTTAGGTGCAATATTATTTATACCCTTACCGATAGCCTTAGTTGCTACAAACTCAATACCAGCATCAATAGCAGCATAAGACATAGCATACTTTCTAGCCTCTTCATTGGTATATACTTGATTGCCATTTGCATCTCGTTTTTGAATGAGTTCAAGATACTTGTTACCAAATGACATTTGATACATCTGTTCAGCCATGCCAACTTGTACGCCAGTATTCAAACCAACCAATGCAGCTGGAATAGCACCCTCACCGCCAAATGGTGCAGTAGCAGCAGCACCAGCAGCTGCACCTAATGCCATACCCTCTGCAGCACGATTAGAACCCATGATAGCGTGTGCAACCATCATATATACTTGACTAGCAGTAGCACCAACTACATTTTCTAATACGTTGTTATCATCTGATTTACGATATTTAGATAAGTTAGATTGTAATCGTTCTACCTCGTCATTAAGTTCTTGGATGCGTTGAGGATCAGTAGCGGTTGATAACTCCATACCAACTTTACCTAATTTGATTTGGTCATTAATCGCCCATGTGTTTTGTTGGATGCTATCCCATACACCATGTGTATCTTTTACAGATTGTAGGTTTTGTAATGTGGTGATAGCCTCTGCGGAGTTCTTATAATTAATTCCTACTAATTCAGGATATAACTCATACACTTCATTAATGGTTTTACCACGATTAATTTGTGCAGCTGCTGCCTCTGCTCGTCTGATACCCTCTTGACCGCTTGCCATGATTAGGTCAGGACTAATACCTAGTGCCTCACCACTATCATATGCTGATTGCGCCCAGTCCGCTTTGTTCCACAAATAGATTTGTTCTGCACGATGCATTACAGGTTGTAAGATTTCACCAGCTTTATTTACAAAGTTCTCGCTTTGTTGCGGTGTAACATCAGTTTGTGTTAATGCGTTCATTGCATTTACATCGACTGTAGCGGTTGATGGTTCTTTCGCTAGCCAATCACTAATGCCACTAACTGCGTTACCTATAGCTTTACTATATGAATTGTCTGTTACTTCTTGTTGAACACCACCAACAAAACCTACATTTGCATTAGATTTAATTCCAAATGTACCCTTTGTCGCTTGTTCAGGTGTAATCTTATTCATTATTGACCTAACCTTTCAGCTAATTCTGCTGGTGTAATGGTGTATTCTTCGCCCCTAGCATCTTTATAAACGTAGTATGGCTGACCATCTGCACCAGTTGTGTTATATAAACCATACATACCTTGTGATGCTAGTTGTGCGTTTGTGTAAGATAATGCAGCTCCTCTACCACCAAAGAAGTCGGCACGTTTACCTACACCCCAATATTTACCAGTTTCTGTAGATGCGATTGTTTGTTCTGCTACCGCATCAGCACCCCATTGTGCCAGTTGTGCAGGCGATGGATCATAGCCATGTTTCTCCCTAAATTCTTGTACTTTAGGATAAACTGCAGTCGATACACCTTGCCATTCAACACCATCTATCTTTCTACCAGCTAAATTTTCTATACTGCTCTTCATACCTGACATTTCAGGAGAATACTTTCCAGTACCATTTGAATATTCATCAAAATCATGGTTGATTTGTGCTAATTGTGGCGGTGTAAAGTACACACCCATTTGCCCCATGAAGTTATTTAAATCATCCATGCTTTTGAATTGACCGTTTGCGATTGCAGTTTTAACCGCTAATACATTAACCTCTTTTGCTTGTAAGGCTTTTGCAGCTGCTTTGTTTACAGAAATTTGTGCTTGATTTAACTGCCCTTGCATTGCTCGTTGATATTCAGGATGTGTTTCAGCATAATCTTGTCTTAGTTTTAATACCTCAACATCAGTCGCACCATTCCTTACCGCTGCTGCTACACGTTGCTCAATCTCTACTTTTTGATTTTCAAGTATCTGTGCTTTACGTTTAGCCATAACTTGTAATCGTGTTGCTACGTTGCGTTGGATAATGTCTTTTCGCTTTTGTGCCTCTGCTGGAGTTTCCTCTCTAGCGGTTGCACCACCAAATAATTTTGCTTTTACTTCTTGGATATACTGACGAACACTAGGCTCATCACCTTTACCTTGTGGTGCATCCCATGAGTAATGATTACCATCACTATCAATGGCATCAGGTGCGCCATCTCTCCACCTAGCACCATTAACTGGTCCGGCGTACCAAGCAGCAAATGCACCCTCTACACCATACTCTTTTGCGTATTCACCAAGTTTAAATGCAGCTACTTTCTTTTGTGCTTCTGGGTCTGACATATCAGCACCAGCAATGCCAGCCTCCGCACTCCATTGTGGCCAATTATCAGGCAAAATTTGGAATAAACCATATGCACCAGTTCTTCCATTAACAGCACCAGCATCGCCACCACTTTCTTGACCCATAACAGCATTCATTAAGTCTTGTACACTAGCATTACCACCGCCAGTTCCAGCTACTTTACCAAAGCCACTTGTATACAACTTGTCAGTAACTTTAGTTAGTAAGTCAGGATCGTTAGGGTCAAACTCACCAATGACATTATCAATCGCACTATCATCTGATGTAGCTAATACCATTGATGCATTGCGTACTTTTTGACGATAACCCATGATTTTTTCTTCATCAATTAAACCTGACATAGCAACTTGATTGATAATCTTGTTTGCACCATCTAAATCATCATCAGCCATTTTCTTTTCAATCATGGTAGTAGCAATGTTTTGTTGTGCTTTTTTCACTTGTAATCTGATGGTGTTATCGTCATATCCAAGGTTAGATAACTGTGCTGCCACGCTACCGCTTACTTGTTTCATAGCATCATCGAATGCATCTGGACTAGCATTTACTACCGCATTATTAGATATGTTTTGTACATTCATATCTAATGCTTTCATAGCACTATCCTCAAATTGACCACGCACAAACTTATTAATTGTGTTTGTTGTATTGGTCATATCATTATCTGCAACTTTATTAAAAGCATTAACCGCATCATTGAATTTGAAACCATACTTCTCGGATATAAGTTGCCTTGCTCGTTTCTCTTGGTTTTGATAATCAAGCGGAATTGTCAAAGCATTTTCGCCCTTTCGGTTCATAGCACCAGTATCAGGGTTGTATAACCAATCATTCATCATGGCGTTATATTCATTTGTTGCATTTACAACATCGGTCATTTCCTTTTGCTTTTGTATTGTCAGCATTGTGTTGCCCAAATCACCAATGGCTTTTGTGAGGTTATCCATGCCTTGTGTGTTACCACCATAAGCCATTTCATTTACGTTAGCTTGTACACTACCATTAATTGTGTTTAAGCGTTGGTTACTATCATAGCCTATTAACTTCATCAGATACCCCACCTATTATTTCTAATAGTACCTTTGGTTACGAATTTCATTTTAGGCATACCTGCAGCCGCTAGTGCATCACTAGATGGTGAGTAATAGTTATTACCACTACCTATACTCTTACTTGCATATTGACCTTTTAAACCATAGATACTAGATGCACCACTTAATATCGTACCTAGCATAGCCATTCTAGTTTGTGATTTAGCGTTGCTTGCTGCTGCTCGTGCGGTGCTTGCCTCATTGCGGTAGTTCATGCCATTAAGATATTCATTGTAGATACTGTTATTCTTGTTAGTTTCCCAATTCTGAATGTCTTTGTTGTATTCGTCATAGCTAGATGCCATTAATTGTAATGGTGTACCACTCATGGTTAAACCGCCAGCACCAGTTTCTGCTACGTTCTGACCTTGGATAAGTCGCATCTTATCGGACATTTTATCTCGCTCTTGCAAGGCTTGGTCTGCTATTTGTTCTTGCTTGCGATCACTAATGCGTGCGTTAGCCTCTGCCACCCTTGCTTGTTGATTGTACATTGCAGCTTGTGCCTTTCCTTGTTGGTGTTGCATAAACAACGTACTAACCATGCTTGCTGCAGTTAATGCAATAGGGTTACACATTCGCATCCCCCTTTCTCAATGTGAATAAAACCATATCCCCATCGTTAATATCGTAATGAATTACCGCACCTAAAGACTTTAGCCATCTTATAGTGCGGTGATTTTCTTTGTGTATGTAATTAAAAAGTACTTCCCTAGTTTGTAGCCATTCCCCAATGATATTTCTACTAACTTTTATGAATTGTTTTTGTAGTGTTAAACTACGTTCAAAATCTTTACTCCCCAAAAAGTAAATGCAATGCATCCCATTTAGTGATGTGTTTGATACCCCATAAACACACAATGGCTTATCATTATCAATAACAATGCGACTTTGATAATCTTCCCCAAGAATATCGTTCACAAAGTCATTTTCGCCATAGTTTGAATTTTTTCGATTGATATATTTAACCTCTAAGGCATCTATCGAACGTAAGTTGATATATAACTCACGAATTAACGAAACGTGCTTAGAACGGCTAATTTCACATTCCATGAACATTTGGCAAACCACCGCCTATTTCTAGGGTTCTAGTAACCGCTAATAAGTTAAATGGGAAAGGTTTATCGTGTAATATACAGATTGTTGTATCTGTACTCATTGTTCCGGCAATTTTAGGTAGAACGATTGCAACATCACCAGTATATAGTTCTTTGTATTTCAAAGTTAGACTATCCATTTCATCAAATGTTCTACCAACTTCACCACCAAACGATTTATATAATCGTAACGCTAAACGTGTAACTGTAGCAATTCTGCATTGTAATGTTCCATCATTTATTTGTTGCTCGATACTTGGTAATTTAATTCGTGTAGTAAATCGTAACCCTACAGTTATATCATTTACCTTATCGGTTAGTTTGATAATTCCGCTTTCAGGTACTACAACAGATGGCATCTGCTTTGTGCCTGTTACAATGTCTACACTTTCTCCAATCAGATGCGGTACTTCGATTGTGTCTGTTTTCTCTTTGAAAGTTTTCTTGATGAAACAATCAACAAACACATCTGAACCATCATCTGCATACAAAGGCTTACTACACTCTATACATTGTGTAACCTTACCATTAATAGTGCGTTCAATGACAAAGTAGATTGTGTCTTGTTCACCCTCGGCTACACTCTCAACATATTTGTATTTACCTTTAGTTAAGAAATGCGACCAACCATACACCTTTTGTTCTGGAATGTAGGTTAAGCAATTTAACTGCCCATCATCTCGAACATAGTAAATAATACTATCTGGATCTTGTGCATATGCACTTGTTATGGTGGTATGACCTTTAACCAAATTCTTAACAAACAATGTAAGGTCTTGCCCTGTGTAGTTATCACTCTCATAAGAGTACCCCATATCTCGAACAGTACCGCCACGTTCTTGAACGAATACGCATCTGTTACCGATGAACTGTGGTTCACATTTCAATGCACCACGTTGTGTTTGTGTTTTCAAATAGCAGTTAGTAGGTGTAATAGTCTTGCTGCCATCGACTATCCATTCATTACCGCTAGTAAGTACGATTAAGTCATTAGCTGGTACTAGGTGTCTGATTTCATGCATTTTGCGATTGATTACTGGTAGCGTGATTGCGCTATCATCTGTAATCGTACCGCCTACTCTCTCAACACCAAAGTTAGGATAATCACCAGTTCGACTAAACCAGATGAAGTTAGGTTTACTTTCCGTAGCAGCCACAATAAATCTATCTTGATAAAACGTGCATAGCTTTGGATAACCTTTACCCCTATTCCAACTGCCTAACTTCCATTGGTGGCTTGGCTCACCCTCTTTAATACCATTTAAGATATTAACTTTTGCAGTCTTGCTATTTTCTACACTTACAATTTCAACTACACCATATTGCATGAATGGTAGAATTGATAGATCACAATTCACAGAACCACTTTTAATATCTGAGATATATTTAAGCCTTGCGCCAGCCTCTATCTTACCGCTATCTGTAACATTGTAGTCTTTATTAGAGGTGTATGTTCTATAGTCTTTCCACGTTTGCCCATCATTGTTGGAAATCTGTATTTTTACTGTACCCTCCCATGTACCATGAGTGGTGAACTTCCAAGATAGTTCTGTGTCGGTACTATAGCTATCAACATTATAATTGATGTTGTTGTATGTTTTTTCAATAAAAGTTCCTGTAAAACCACGTATTATTTTTTTTTCAACAACACTACCACTTACCTGTGTATGTACCGCCTCAATATAGTAAGCAATCTGCACTACACTACCAACCATGTCTTGTGTAAATAGGTCTTTTGATGCGGTCATGGTATCACCATTAACAACTAAGGTATGAGAATTGTCCGTGTTAATATCCTCGTATGGTTGCTCGGATAGTTTGTATACACCTAGTTTCCAATCTGTATCACTATACCTAGATAGTGTATGGATAGGATATTTACCGCTACAAATGAACATTACATCGCCACTTTGGATAATGTTTAGTTCATTTACAATTTCACTTTCAAACGGTGTATTGATTTCTAAGTTAGTGTACTCACCATTACGCCACACCCTAATATATAGGTGTCCAAACTCTAGCATGAATGATTGGTTGCGGTTAGTGGTGAATTCAAACAATCTAACAGGCTTATCATTGTATTTAGCGTAACCAATAAACTCTGAACCTTGCCTACGTGCCACCGCTCCATAAGGTCTAATGACCGCATTTTCAGCAAGTAGCAATGCACTTTTATATTGTTCTAAATCAAATCTACTCGATACATCTGGCGATACTTCACCAGTAGTAAATGCGACTTGTCCGATATACATAGGTTGCATATCACCAACTCCTTGCTTTTAGATAGTTAGACACATAAGGCATATTCAACCTGCGTTCTTTAGCGCTCATTGATTTTGCCTCTTGAATAGCTGCTTGATACAACTTGTACGATTGGTCAAACAAACCGCTATTACCAGTTAGTGGCATAGCTAAGTCAGATGCCATCTTACACACCAACGCTTTAACGAATATAGGGTTCATTACATCTGCATCGGTTACATCGTACACATAATCAATGTGCATGAGTGGTACATCAGATACGATGTACTTTGTGTTGTTATCCGTTAAGTAAACATCATATTCTCGTTGTTTTTCTGCTCGATATCGTTCACCTTGTTGTAGCACCGCTAAGATACGAACGCACTTTTCAGGATATGCATACACATAATTCCAACCATCAATCTTGTGTTCTGACAATACCGCTCGTTCACGCTTTCGTGCAAAATTCCATTCATATTGTTCTAACAATACTTTACGTGTTAGATCATAATGCAATCTACATTGTCTAGCAGGTTCATTTTCCTCTGTAATAGAACGTATTCGACCTGCATTGATAAGCGATAACGCTTGATTGCAAATATCAGTAGGTGTCATACTCTCACCTCTCTATAAAAAAAGAGGGATGCATAAGCACCCCTCGTTCAATTATTCAGCAGTTTCTTCTGCTTTTTTACCTTTGGTTTTTGCCTTTGGCTTTTCTTCTGTAGGTTCAGCAGTTTCTTCTGTAGGTTCTACTGTTGGTTCCTCAGCTTCAACTGGAATGCCCTCAAAAACTTCATGACCAAACTGTTCGATAATTTCTGCAGAAACATCAATTTCTACACCCTCATCAATAACACCAAAATCACATAAGTAAATTTTCTTTTTAGTTGTTACTAACATAGTTCCCTCCCTCTTAGATTGTATTCGCATCAAACACCAAGAATGCAGAAATAGCGCCAGCAGTCATATTGTTAGCGTTAATTCTGATATACTCTTTTACACCTTGTCCTAAACGTGTAACAATCTCTGTACCTGCTTTAGCGTTTGCAGGTAACGTAATGCCATGAAGTAAAACTGCATTAGCCATATTTTCTTTATCAGATGTATACACATTGAATAAAGGTGTGCCAGTTACATCTTTATCAAGGCGAATTACAAGCCAAGGTGCAACATATGCATTACCAGCACCACCATTATAAACAACGTCGGAATTTGTGTTTGTAGTAATATCTTTACGTAAGAAAAACGTATTATCTTTATCTAACATCATAAGTAGTTACCCCCTTAAATTATCGTACTTGTTGTTCGCCAATGATCAATGCATCAGTTCGTCTAACTGGTGTGCCATTGAAATCAACTGTAATTTTACCCGGCTCTTCGCCAGCTGCAGTTTGGTATTTATGCCCCTCGTTAAGTTGTTTACGCAAGAAACCACGAACAGTTTTATTCATGTACCAAACTGGTCTACCCATACCTAGGTTAGGCACTTTTTCTTCCGCATCAATCATTAGGTCGATTAAATCAGCACCAGCGGATGCATCCTTTTTAAGTTTAGTAACATCAATGTTTGCAATACGAACCACATATCTCCAATCACGAACAGTTAAGCCGTTTTTCCATTGGTAATGTGTTTGGTACGCTTTGTATTTTTTACCCTCTGTTGTTGTTACATCAACAACACCATCATCTTCCATTTCAAAGCCAGCTTTAGAACCTTTTGGATAAATACCATGTACTGTATTAGGACTCCATACCACAAGCCAAATAGATGTTAAGTTCGCACCAGTACCGCCAGCATCAATAATGTTTTCACCACTTTTAGCGGTTTTGTCAGAATAGCGTGGTGTCAAACCAACAAACTTTTCTGGCATTGCTTTAGAACCATAGAATAGAGTGGATGCCATTTCTTGGTTCATTGCTTCTAAAAATGCACGATCTTCTTGTAAACGGAATTCTTTTGCGTTGTTAGCAATCTTTGCCAATTCACGGTCAACAACTGCATACGCTTCTAGCATACCGCAAGTGTCAGTAGCTTGTGCAGTTGCAGATTTACTAGGTTCTACACCATCATTAAACACACGCCATGCAACTTTAGGTAAGCCAGTTCGTACTGTAGATACATTACCAGTAGGTAAGTTACCCTCTAGCATAGTCATATCTGTTAAAATTTCGTTTGTTTGGTTCATCATCTCAACAATTTTGTCAAGATTACCATCACCTGTCATACGTTTTGCAACGTCTAAAATAGTTGGGTTCATAGTTCCGATTGCCATTAATTAATCTCCTTTTACATATCCTTATAAATTCGATTTGCTAATTCTTGTTCAGTTGTTATTTCTGTAGCTGGCTTGCTATTACTTGTATTGCTATCTTCACTAGCCATGCCAGCAATCGTTGCAAACAACTGAATTAGCTCTACACGATTACCCAAGCCATTTTCGGCTAAAATTTCACGAATATTAGGAATGGTTTTTTCAACTACTTCTATACCTGCGCCTGCTTTAGCAACAGTTTCATCAAATTTGTTTCCTAATACTTGAATTGCGTTTTCCTTGTAGCTTTCGTATTGTTCGGTCAATGCTTGTTGCTTTTGTGTTTCATAAGCAGTAACAAGGTCAGTAGCATACTTGTTACCAAATTTAGCTAACTCTACTGCTTGCTCTTGCGTAGCACCTACACCATTAAGCATTTTAGAAAACTCATCTGCGATTGATTGGTCTACTTGACCGCTATCAAACGCTTTCGTGAAGTCATACACAACTGGTTCTGTAGGTGGTTCTTGGTTACCGCTTGTGTCAGTACTACCACCTAAGATTGTGTCTTGTTGTTGGTCTTGTGTATTCGCATCTTGTGGTGTACCACTATCCGCACTCGTTGTGTTATCATTCGTGCCGGTTAAGATTTCATCTGCCATGTGGTTTATTCACCTTTCTTTGTTAATTCTTCAAATATTTTTTGTTGTTCGATATATTCAAGTTGTGCTTGATGATATTTCTTTACGCCCTCTACACCATCGCCAATATGACCTAGCATATTCATGTAGACTAAACCTACTTTCCGTTTCCCCTCGTTGAAAAAGGTTTCAGAATTACCAGTAAACGATTGTTTCAATATGTCGGTGCGGTCTAAAAGCCTACAATAAAACCACCTACCAAGTTCAGTACTTAGTACGTGGTTCAACGCATCAATATCACGATCACGAATATATTCTTGTTTTGTTTTCATCTACACCCCCATACCCATTAATTGTTGCATTACTGGGTTTCCGTCATTGGCTGCATCTGTTGCTTGTTTTGCTGCTCCAGCCATTTGAGGTGCTAGTTGTGCCATTTGTAATGCTTGTGCTTGTTCCTCTTGCTCTTGCTGTGCTTGTTGTTGTTGCGCCATGATTTGTTGATACTCATCATTGGAACGAATAACTTTGATAGGCACACCAAGATTAACGCCGTAAATGTCCGCTGCCTCTTCGAAGTTGAATTTCTGAACGATGTTCGCATTACCCTGTGCTAATGACATAATGAACGCATAGTACTGCTCAATATTCACCAATGAGGACATTTTCTGTGCTTGCGCCAATGGTGAGATGTATTCAATCTTCACATCTAACCCATTAAGCATTTCCGCTACATCATCGTCAATCGGTGGGAATATTCCAGCTCTATCCAAGATGCCATAAGTACGTTCAATGATTGGGTTTAAAAACTCACTTTGCAAGCGTTCGACTACAGGACCTAACTGCTGCATCTTTTCTTGCGTGCGTTCCATAACCTCACGTGCAGTCATTTGACCTGCATCTAGGTTATCAAGCATCAAGAATAAATCAGCACTATATGCACGTTTTATGCTTTCAGATACAAACTGTATCTTAGCTTGTACGTTAGCCACATCAATGCCTACATTGAAGATTGGTTCTACCTTTTCGTTGGTGTCTACTTCCGTTACACCGCCAGGGAATAGATTTACACTACCGATTACACCAGATGATGCACTCATAGGTGGTTTAATACCAAGTTCAATAGCGGTTACTAAATCTTTTTCAAGCAGTTGTAACATTTGTGCATCTGATTGTGCGAACCATGCACACCCTTTACCATAACCGCTTAGATCATGAGTAGTGTGTCTTGCGATTGGTATTGCCCATTCTTCAAAGCCACTATGTCGCAAGATTTCATCTGTGTTACTCTCTTCAACCCAATAGATAGAGGAGTAAGGCATATTTTTATTACCTAGTTTTCCGTTGCGGTCTTTGTTAGGCATTACCAACCAACACACAACAAAAGTACTTGCATTACCCTTACCCTCGTCATAGGCACGTTTAACCTTTTCAGGGCAAGCATTATAACCAAACTCTTCCACTAATTGGTCAGCAGTCATGCGGTATCGTCTACCAAATGTATTTACATCACCATTACTGCCACATTCTAATGCGTATGTACCGATTGGATATGATGTAAACCTCACACCTACTTTTGCATCAGGCATGATACTCATAGGTGCTTGACCGAATGGCAACTCCATATAGGTTTGATGTACTGTATTGTAGAAATTAGACTTAGCAAATACTGCATACAAAATCTGTTCTCTATCGTCTAACACTTCAGCCACTTTACTATTAGCAGCTAATTCAACATTCTCTAACGTGAGTTTAAACCACTTACGGCTTGGCGGTGTCATGCCACTCATTACACCACTAGCGAATATCTGGCAACTTTCCCAAGCCACACCATTATTAATCTTATCGGTGTAGACTTTCGATTGGTCTTGTTCATCGTCAAATACACCAAGAAAAGGTAGTTGATAATCTCGAATATCTTTCCACCTAGATATGTATTTC